TCCTTTTATAGCAAAATATCCCCGATGTTTCGGGGATATTCAATTTTTATTCAGTTGTTATGCTTGTGTTATACTTCATCAGTCACAGTCAGCAATGCTGTCTTGCTGAATACTGTTGATGTACCATCCGATACCTTACAACGGTATCTATTGCCGTTTGCATCGGTTGTAACTTCACCTGCGGTAAGACTGAGGGTTGATGTTGTCTTTTCGATGATATCAGTAAATACGCTGTCTGTTGGTGTCATTACTTGCCACTGGTATGATAATGATGCACCTGTTGCTGTAACGCTGAATGATGTTGCTGTACCTCCCACAACCGTTACTGACTGCGGATGTGCAGTGATATCAACTGTGCTGCTTGCCGAAGGGCTAAAACTGTAATACTCTATCTCAGCCTTTGTCTTGTTTTCGATAGATCTGAAAGCTGTTATAGTCAGTGACATTGTAGCTTTGCCGTTCTTAGTCGTTGTAATGCTAAGACCGTCTTTTGAAAGTGCGTTTGACATTACCAAAGCAACATATCCGCCGCCTACCTTCGGGAAAACAAGAGCGATATTCTCAAAGTCAGTTGACTTGTAATAAAGTCTTGTTGTTACATGATTATCGTCCTGCGTATCAATATCGGCAGCGCCTAAAGCTCTGCGGATATCTTCTGCACCAAAATTCAAAGCAGTAACTGTTACAGTCTTAGCGGCTGAGCCTGTTATCACCTGTAACTCCTTGTACTGGTAGTAAATTCCGTTTACATCTTCGCCAAGATCAAGCGTATTGACATTATCATTAATGGTAATATCACCGCTTGTAGCCATGAATACACCACCCTCGGCAGGCGGAGTAAAGGTTGTCGGGTCAAAATCCTTTACCAGAATAGCACCACCATAAGCCATAGATTCAAAGTCTTCTTTGGTAAGTATATCATATTCCATAAGATTAATCATGCTTTTTCTCTCCTTTCATCAGTAATTTGTGTAAAAACGAACTGTAAAATTAAACATCGTCCGTTTAATAAGATCGTCTGAATCGTCTCCCATTCTCGTTGAGAACGGAGATCCACGCATTACAAGTACATATCCCTCATCACAGGTCAGCATCTTGCCGCTTCTGCCTATCGTTTCAGCTATTTCCTTTGACTTCTGGACTGCATTATACCATGAACTTTCTCTGTACCACGTATTCACGGTCATAGCAACATCGGTATTATCCCCGAAGTTATCATCTACTCCCTCATACGTCAGATAGGGGAATGCAGGCGGATTTTTCAAGGAGTAAATTGAATTTTCTTCATATGCAGACAAGAAGCCATTTAAAAACGTCTGTAATGCCGCTAATTTATCCATATTCGCCGTTTCACTCCATTCATAGTATAATTACATCCCTAAAGGGTAGAAGCCGTTAAAACGCATTTTAAACGCTGTTTTTGTTGATAGGCATATCAGAGGGAAGTTTCCACTCTTCAGCCTTTGCATAGCTGAATTGAAGTCCTGCGCTTGCAGGAGTTTCAGTTTCGACATTGCTTTCCGTGATCCTGAATGTTTCTTTGTCTTTGTTTCTCATAAAGACCCGCCCTTTTTTCAAGATTATGCCTTTATCAACGCAGACTGTATACATTTTCTTCTCGGTGATCGCTTCTGCAACCTGTGCGCCGAGTGTTTCTTGTGGAATAAGCTGTACCGTAATTACTGCGCCTTTGTTGTAGCTGTAACCAACACCGCCGATGCCGCCATAAGAATCTGGACTGACAGATGATGTTTCGTCAAGCAGTGTTATTTCTGTGTTGTAATCGTTGAGAATGCCGTTGTCAAATATGCTCATAGTACCGATATCCTCCTGTATGGATTCAAACGGCTTGCGAACTGCGACATATATGTGACGGATGCACCGCCGTTATTGCCGCCTGTACCGCCTTTGGAGTAATTGTATACACCCTGTACGCTTTCACTCTGGAAGGGAGACATATTCGCATTTCCGACACTTTCATACTTTGTGCGCCATGCCGCTATATCATCACACAAAGCCACGAATGAACGAGGTACAGCCATAAGCCACACCTGACCTGTAAAGGTTTCATCCTGTAGCAATGCCAATGATTCAGCGGTATTGCAGTAAACACCGTCATTAACATCACTGTTAACGATTCGGAAGTATTGATTTGGTTTCAAGGTAAAAGAAGGCGATACGAATGCACCGCTTTCAATTGTAAACTCTCCCTTGTAGATATCAGTCAGCCCGATATAGTCTTTAAGAAAGAAGTTCTTGCAGTATTCACAGTACTCTGTGATATCGGTCATATCGCACCGCCTTTCTCTATTACTTTTTACGGCTTTTACGCTTCGGCTTTTCCTCTGCTGTTTCCTCAACCGCCGATTCTTCAATGGTCTCCGCAGATTCAGTCTCCGGAATTACCTCGGGAACTGCTTCGATTAACACTGTTCTCTGTCTGTTCATTGCAGTTGACAGCATTTCGATGCGTTCATCGGATGGCACATATCCCTCTCGGGGATATGTGTCACCCTCTGCGTATTTATAGCCGCGATCCTGTAAATCTGTAAAATGCTTTACTACTCTGTAAGCCATGATATCACGCACCTGTATCAGTTACTGTTGCAATGTACAGTGTTGACGGATTGTAGATAACAGGGATAAACAGAGCAGATGCCTTTGTCCAGAGTACAGCAGGGTCATTCTCTGTCCACTGATGAATGTAAACGTAAGGAGATACGCTTGTACCCTTTGTCTTTGTGAGAGGATTTACAACCTCGGGAGGATCGCCCCAAAGACCTACGCCAAGTCTGCCGTTTGGAGTTGTGGAGAAGAATGTGATCTTCTCCTTTGGATAGTAACGTCTTGATGTAACCACAGGCTTGCCTGTTGCCGGGTCAATATCGGTGATATTTGCGTTGTATACGTTATCCTGTGTGATAACTGTATCAATGCCGAAATCTGCAAGGTATGCTTTCAGTTCAGCGTTAGAAATGAACTTACCGCTTGCATTTACACCGTTTCTGTTGACCTGGATAGACTTATTGCTTCTCATCTTAGTGAGATTTGCACCGCTTGTCAGCATACCGTTGATAACAACACCGTTTTCACGTGCAGCATCGATGATAGCCTGTAACTGTGCTCCAACGTCTGATTCAACATTGAGTTCAACTGTGTATGCCTTCTGTGCAGCTGTAACACCGTAGTCGATTGTAAGGTTAAGTTTATTCTCGCCGATAGTAACCTGACCTGTTGCAAGTGCTTCGTTCTTTGCTACTCTCGCACGAACTTCAACGGCTCTTGCAAGTCTGATACCATCACGGATAACATATTCATACTGTGCATCATCGTTCACAACGCCCTGTTTAAGAAGCTGCTGCATACGCTCTGACTGATTCTGCTTTACCTTGATAAGGCCTTTCTCAACGTAGTGCTGTGTAAGCACAGGTGATACGCTCTTGATAGCTTCTGTATCAAATGCATGGAACTGAGCCATTGCAGGGATAAGCTGATCTGCGCTGATCTCATCCCAACGTGCGCCGATGTTATCTGTTTTCTCGTTGCCGAAAAGTCTGTCAATAGGGTCATTTGCAAGAACAGGGGGAGTGAAAGGAACACTCAGCCAGTCCTCTTTGCTGACCATACCGAAAATACCATTTTCCCAAGTCATAACTTTACTCTTCTCCTTCCTGTGTGTCAGCAACAGCAGAACCAGCAGCCACTACAGCGCCTGTGCTATCTACAGATGCAACAGTTACCTTGTAAGTATTTGCTATTGTGTAATCTGTATCGTCTATAAATGCAGTCCATGCATTATCAAGTGGCAGACCGTATGTTACGGAAGGTGCTGTTGTAGCATCACCCACCTTGTAGTAATATCTTTCGCCTGCTGTTGGTGTATAGCCTGATACTTTAAGACGTGTTTTTCCACTACCCGTACCCTTAGTTGATGTTACTGTGATCCTTGCAAGTGTTGCATCGTTTGTCCACTTAGGTCTTGTAACCCCAGGAGATGTAGCAATGAACTCGAATCCCTTTGCAATAAGTGCTATCTTAGCATTGGTGCTAAGCGGTACAGGAAGTTTATCATCATAAACGATACCCTTTGTAACTACTGAGCCGGGCATATCGCCTGTTGTAACGTCAACATCTTCATAAAGAATTCCCTCTGCTGTTCCGTCATTTGCAGGGTAAATTGTACCCATAGGAACATACTTGCCGCCGCCTGCTTCTGTGCCGCCTGATGCAAGTATAGTGCGTGTTTCTCTTACGCAGCTTTCATCATCTTTTGCAAGGAAATAGCCGGGAGCATAAGCCTTGCCTGTTGTTGGTGTCTTATTAAACGACATATTAACTCTCCTTTCCCGATGAGTTATTGTTGTTTGCATCCGCAGAATTTACAGCGTTATCGCCGTACATAGACTTCATAGTCTTTTCCCATATCTGCGCCGCTCTGGTTGTTGTTTTCTTTTCGCCGCCTGTTGCTGTCTGATTCGGGATGTTTGGTGTGTGTGTAACCTTTGTTGTAGTAGGCTTATACTCGCCCCATTCGCCTTCGATAGAGGTCAGGAGTTTATCGCTGTCCTTTATCTTGCCCTCATCGTCAAACTCGATACCATCAACATAACCACCGTACTTTGTGATCTTTGTGATAGCGTTGTCGGAATATCCTTTTTCTTTGAGATAAGCCTTGAAAGCTGTTGACTTCTTAGCTGTTGTCTCTTTAATCTTGATATCCTCTTTCAGCTTGTTGTGTGCAGCCTTTTCAGATTCATACTTTCCTTTGTAATCATCCTTTTCAGCGGCTGAGATTTTGGAATTTGCTTCGTCAAGCTGCCTCTGTACATCGGACAGCTTTTCTGCATCTTCCTTGTACTTGTCTCTGTCTGCCTTGATTGCATCTGTGCTTTCAGTGTGCAGTTCGATGATAGAATCTATCTGCTCATCTGTTAAACCCATTGCTTTCAGTGCTTTCCTTGTGAATGCCATAGTCTATACCTCCGTTACTTTGTCGGCTGTTCCTCGCCGTTCGGTATTTATATTCAGCGGATTTGCTTTACCGCTTATATGCAAAAAGAGGTCAACGATAGGGGGGAATCGTCAACCTCTCTGACCTTCTGACTTAACGCTTAAAGTCAGGTGATAATATGGATGCTCGTTATCGGTATTGCCCCGATTCTGAGCATATAACAAAAGAGCGCAGTTGATATAATCAACCACGCTCGGCATTCCAGTAATACTTTCATTACTGCTTATTCTTCGGTTTTTTCAATTCTTCTCGCCTGATATCCATGATCTTGATATTATCTTTCAAGGGGATAAGTTCAATTCTATGCCCTTTTTCAAGAGCAGCATGGATTCTTTCAAGCTGTTCGGGAGTAATTCTGTATTTGTCCATATTATAACACCTGACTTTCAATTTGTCAATACATTTCGTATAATTTACCGCTTCATAATAGCTTCAATTATACGCTTGTATTCTTCTGTGTGTTCGGATGCGGCTTTTTTCAGCATATGATGTGGTTTCATGCCCTTTGTTCTATGCCATTTACCGTTTCTGTCCTGATAGCTCCACGGTGACTTCCTGCCCTTTCCGTCTGATGCGTAGACACCAGTTCCTAACTCAACGTAGACGGCGTAAGGCTGTACATTAGTTCCAATGTAAACATCATCACCCCTGACTGCGTGTGTCATGCTGTTTCTAAGTGTTCCCAAGTCAACAGGAGTTGACCGCTTTGCATAGCCCTCTGCCTGTATGCCGATTCCAGTCAATGCCGCTTTCTTCT